ATTCTATTTCAACCAACTTGCTTTTAGCCACATTTACCAATCAAATTAGCTTTACCTTTAACTCAATTAAATACGACTTGTATAAGTTTGCTGATGGTAAATTTGCAACGGTGGATGGGGATGTTAGATTAATAAAACTTGAATAATGAAAGCAACCTTAATTAACCTTTTGCATCTTGGATGGGAAAAGATAACGTATGCCATTTGTTGTGGATGGATATTTTCATTCTTTGTTCCTATTAAGGGATTTTTGATATTTACGGTTTTTGTTGTTTTTGCTGACATGGCCACGGGAATCATTGCAGCAAAGAAAGAGGGGCAAAAGATAAATAGTCGTGGGCTTTATCGTACCATAGAAAAAATAGTAGTGTATTTTTGTGCTATCCTTATTTTTGAAGGTGCAAGAAATACCTTTAGCCTTCCTTTCAATATAACGTACATGGCAGCGTTTTTAATTGCAACGGTGGAGCTTTATTCTATTGCTGAAAATATCAAGCGCATTACAGGTGTAAACCTTGGCGTATTAATCACTCGTTTTTTTAATCGTTAAAATAAATAATATGCAGACTAATTTAAAAGAAGCATTGAAAAATGCAGATGGGATAAAATCACCGATGGGTGACATTGCTTGTTATTCGATGAACTTTGCGGAGCTTGCTTCGGAGATAAATGTTCATTTAGAGGGCAACAAAGTGAAATTTACGTGGCGCGAATATGTCCAGTTGGCTCAAATCATTTGGGACAAGATTAAGGAGACATCGAAAGAATGTGCTGGGAAGGAGATTGAGGTAAAATTACCTGCAAAGTTATCATTGATTAGTGCGGCTTTTGCATTAATTGGATTCAAGTTATAGGCGCAGCAAGATTCGCTACCTTATGCGTTTTACAGGGCGGTGTATTGATTTACATCGCCCTTAAAAATATCAAAATATGAAAGCATCTAAATTTTGTATCTTCATCGACGCTGGTCATGGAGGCATTGACGCAAAGAAAAAATTACCTTACAATTATACCACCTATCCTTCAAAGTGCGCTCAGCATAACAACGCAAAGTTCCACGGTTACGGGTGGTTCTTTGAGGGCGTGTTCAACCGCGAAGTTGCGGCAAAGATTGAGCAGTATTTAATCGACTGGGGCTTTCCCGTGATTCGCGTTTACGATCCTGTCTTGGATATTACTTTGGCAAAGCGCGTGGCGAAGGCAAACATCAACGCGAAAAATTACGAAGATTCGTTATACCTCAGCATTCACGGCAACGCGGCAACGTCGCCCAATGCAAGGGGCTTTGAAGTGTTCACGAGCAAAGGGAAAACAAGGTCGGACATTTACGCGGAATTTCTTTTTAACGAAGTTCAGGAGGCTTTCCCTAAATGGGTTTATCGCATGGATACCACGGACGGGGATAAGGATAAAGAAGAAAGTTTCTTTGTCATTACCCAAACAAATATGCCAGCGGTATTATCTGAAAATGGCTTCTTTACCAATTACCATGATGCTTTAATGATGTTTGACCCTGTGTTTCAAAACACGTTGGCTTTGTCTCATGCAAGGGCGGTCGTGGATTATGCAAAAACGCAAGGGGTAATCTTTTAAATAAAAAAGGGCTGGTTCAAATGCCAGCCCCGATATACACATCAACAATTCAACAAATTAGTAATCAATCAATTATAAGTTTAATTAGCTTTGCGGCTGATTCTTTTAATATTTCGGTATCTTTTGCATGATAAAGTTGGTAACAAATACTTACCATTCTTTCCTTATTCATTGACTGATAAGCAGGCATTGTCTCAGGAATCAAAGGGTTCAGGTAAAAATTAATTACCGATTGTTTGCTATTCACGGTGTCGGCAAATCGGACAGGCTTTGGACGGGCGTTAAAACATCTTTGCGCCTCCTTCCATTGTTCGGAGGTTAATCCGTCGGTTAATTCGTTATTTTTCATTTTGTTTTGTTTTATTCGTGTATAGCGTTATATGTTATTTCGCACATTATTGGTTGACGGCTTCTATTATATCCAACGGTATAGCGGCTGAAACAACTTTCGCAACAAAAATACTTTGCCATACATTTGCCTCCGTTTTCGGTGTGCGAATATTGAGAATCAGAATCAACTTTGCCATCGCAAATAGGGCATTTATTCTCAAGGTACTTTTTCCATATCAAATCATGCGTATATTCTCTTTTCTCAGGCATCGTTTTTTCCCTTGTAAAATCTCCGCAATCTTCGCAGTACTCCCCAAGATTCATATTATTTGATTCCGAGCTGCAATTTTTACATATATAAATCATCTTTTAATGTAATTTTTTGCCATAAGTGCAAGGAAAAAAGCGTCGATTTCGTCTTGACTTATTTTGGCGGGTTTAAAATCTGGTTCAAATTTCAGTCGCTCACTTGCGACAACTTTCATAAACACGTCTTTATTAAACTTTTTTCCCTTTGCCTCAGGTGAAATATTGTACGCCTCAATGTCATGTTCCTTAATCCATTCATAAGCAATTCGCGAAGCGGCTTGGTTCATGCCAACATTTCGAGACATACGGGACAAAATAGCTCTATTTGTAGAATTATTAAAGGTAATATTTTGAAGGCTACTATCTTCTACCATTACGACGGGGTTTTCGTAAACAACCCATGCTTCAACGTTTTTCAAAAAATCTACAAACCTTTTGTATTTTTTAAACCTAACAACTTTGTCAGTCATAATAAAACAGGCAGCCATGCCGTTTATTCTTAAAGCTGGGTCAACGCCGATAAGTGTCCTCAAAGTGTGATTGTTTTAAATGAAGATACAAAGTTTTTCGCCGTTGTTCCCGTGGTTTCATTGTTTTCTTTTGCCTCAACCTTTACGCGTGGTTTCCTTTTGCGCTTTGGCTTTGGCTCAGGTGCATTGATACCGTATGCTTCAACGCCCTTGTCAACAAAGTTGATTTCAAGAAGGTAACCGAAAACAACGATGGTGCCAACAAAAAGAAACATGGTGATAAATTCGCCTCCTTCGTACTTTTCCTGCAAGCCAAAGAAGATCTCAACCAATGCCACAAGGGTCGCGCCCAGGGCAATTTTTGGAGGATAAGTACTCCTTCCTTTGGTTGGATTCAAGAAGTCCATGAAAACAACGGCGAAGCGTCCGAGTTGCAAGATACTGGCGGCAATGATCGCAAGCCAAAAGTCAATGGGGAGAAAAATGGCGGTTAGGTAGGCGTTGATGCCATACGTTAAAACGATTGTTAATAACATAATTGTAGGAATGTTATCTGAGATTGACTCAAATGTCCATTTAAATTGAAGGTTGTTAAAATTCTTTTCCATTATTAATTTGTTTTGTTGTGTGTAAAAAATAAGGGCAGCTGGGGGGGCGCTGCCCTGTGAAAACAATTATTAAGCGTAAACAATTTCTTCGGTGAAAAATTTGCCGTCAACGTATTTTAAGCGGCGTGTTGGCAATTCGTTTTTATCTGCTTTCTTTGTTGCAGATGGACGGTAGCTTGTTTTTACAAGCGCATAAGCAATAACCCAAAGTTGCTTATCTGTGAATGTTGACTGGCTTGTTAAAATATTTAGAGCCAAAGATCCTTCAGGAAGGTAAGATTTGATTTCATTTACTTTTGTTGCAATTGCTTCTAATCTTGCCTCACTTACATAAGAGCCAACAGAACTAACATGATTTTTTGTTGGGTTAATAAAATTGATTGAGTTAAAAACCTCTTTTGCAGATAGTGGCGCAGATGCCACTTCTTCCTGTACGTCAACTATTGGAGCGTACCAAGCATTTTCGATTTTTCTTCCCTTATAGCCATTGTAACATGTGTGGTTCAAATGATAATAAATGCCATTTTTTACGATAACCATTGGAGCGTCTTGTAATTCAATGCCATTTTCTGCAAAAAATTTATTTGCAGTTTTTTTGAAGATAACTGGCTTGTCATTTTTTACAGTCATTAAAGACTTTAAAGAAGATCTTAATTCATTTTTTGGTGCTGAGTAATTTAAAGCTGTCATTTTGTTTTGTTTTTGTTGTGTGAAATATCGTTTGTTTCTTTCGATATGTAAATATACAAAGTAATATTTAAACAAAAAAATATTTACAAAAATAAATACAAAATAATTTAAAATTCATCCCTTTTCCCTTTCAATGGGTAATGGTTCTTTTTCAACTCCCAGAACTCAGCCATAAGCGAAGCACGGAATTTATAATCGCGATCCGTGTGATACCCGCTTTTGTAAACGCATTTACAAATAGATTCGTATAACCGTATCCCTTTCATCTTGTAATTTGCCTTTTTGCACTCCGCGTATCTTCCTGAGTTCAAAACGCCTGCCCAAAGTTTCATGCCTTCTTCCGTGGTGCTTGCGCTCATGAACTTGGCGCGAATGTATTTGTCGCGTCCGCGAATGACCTCCCGTGTTTTGTACGTCACGGACTTTTGATTTTTCAAAGCCTTGACGCCGCCTGCGTTTGCGTGCTTGCGCCAAAGTTCGGTTTCAACGCCTGAGGTGGTTGCCTCAATGATGAAAAAGGAATAGATCATGGAAACGGGGAAGTCTGTCAGGTGATGCACATTCATAAGCATGGATTCATAAGAATAAGCCAGCCAAATACGACGCATTTTAAACAGGTCAATTTTATCAAGGTTTCGGAATCCTTTGCCTTCAAGGTTCTTTCTTAATTCATGAATATTCATTTTTCGTATCTCCCAGCCGTATGACCTTGAGCCATACGCCTTTTCATTGACCTCGCTTTTTTCTTCCTTTGCAGGGAAGGTAAGCGTGGTTATTTTGTGGACGTAAACAGTGTCGCGCTCAATGACTGGCACGAAGGAAGTATAATGATACTGAGTATTTATTGGGGAATAAATCAACCCAACAACGAAGGCAACGCCAACGCCAGCGGCTACCTGATATGGCAGCCGCTTATTTTGTGGGACGTAGGTTTCAATGATTGGCTCTTTCATAAAAATGTCTTTTTAATTATTTTTTCTCCAACAATAAATTTATCGTCTGCAACTTCAGGATTAACGTCGTAAGTAAATTCAACCCATCTGTAACCAACAATTTTTAATTTATTGTTGCCTTTTCCGTCTAATCGCATACCAGCAATAATTGGAAACTTTTGTACTTCTTTTTGAAAATTGTTATATAATTTCATGGTTAAAGAATTACAGGTTCTGCGTAAAAATATCCGCCGTCATATTCGATGCTTTCGCTGCCTGGCTCAGCAATAACATTGCCGTCACAGTCGCGAACAAGCCCACCTAAATATCCAAATGGATCGGCAGGATAGTAATTTTTATCAAGCATTGTAGCGTAAAATTTTTCAACGGCTTCGCGCTTTGTGAAGGCTTCGATTTCGTAATTTAAATCTTGGTATCTTTTGGCATTGCCAAAGTACATAACTGCAAAAATTTTGGTTTCCATAATTGGTTATTTAATGATTATAAAATACAGTTGTCAGCAAAAGAATAATAAGATTCTTTTGTTAAAATAATATGGTCGATAACTTCTATTTGAAATAATAAAGCAGCCTTTTTTATTTGTTTAGTCAAATTAATGTCAGCATCCGAAGGTTTTAAATTTCCTGACGGATGATTGTGGCACAAAATTATTTTACTTGACAATGTCTTTAAGGCGGTTGACATTATTATTCTAATATCTGTCATTGCTGCTGATATTGCACCTATTCCTATAATTTGATGACAAAGAATGTTATTGGCATGATCTATATATATAGCAGCAAAAACTTCCTGATATTCCATTCTGTTTTCAAATTCTGGAATACTTTTACAGTAATCAACAGACGTCTGACTATTTGATACTTTGCCAACTATTTTTTTAGAATACTGGACTTTTACTTCATTTACTTTCATAATTGGTTGTTTTGTTACGTAAATTTAATATTAATTATTTGAATAAAAAAATATTTACAAAAATAAATAAAAAAAAATGTCCGCATCGAAGGACACGGACACAAAAGAACACTTTAACAACTTACTACTTCACATTTATTTCCTGTATTCTCCAAACTTTGAAATACTTATCTCGAAGTTTTTGACATCGATTTTTAATTCCTTAAATTGTTCCAAAGCCTTTTCCATGTTTTCCGCTTCAATGATCATTCGTTTGTCATTGTACTTTATTTCAAATTTACTCATGAGTACCATTTTTTTACAAGGTCAACAATAAAGTAAATAGCAAACGCCAAGGTTACAATGCCTCCAGCGACAACGAAGATGTTGGCAAGGTCTTTAATCAATTTTTCTCTTTCCCTTTCAGTCATCATGATTTTTCTTTTCTTTTTGTTTTAAACGATATTCTTTTTGGTAGGCTTTTATCTTTTCAGCATTTTTAAGCCTAAATCTTTTGTGTTTGTCGTATAACAACTCTGGCTTTTCTCTTTTGTTTTCATGATACCTTTTTTTCTTGTTTTCCAAATTTTTTAAACGCTTTCTTTCTTTTTGATAGGGTGACATATTTAAATAATATGCCTTCATATATTCCGATTTACGGGCTTTCTTTTCTTCGTCACTCATATTTACTTTTTAACTTTCGTTCACGATATTCTTTTGCTTTGATTAGTGATGCCTCAATGTTCGCGTAATAATATGCTCGGCTTTTGTCTTTTCTTATTTGCCTTTCTTCGTCGGTCAACTTCCAATAATTGTCTTTATTCCTCAGCCGTGTCGCCTCCTTTCGTTTGTCCTTTTGGAAGGCTGGCATATTTCGATAATATTCGCGGTCATACGCTCGTTGCCTTTCCCTTTCTTCGTCGGTCATAACTACTTGTTTAAATAATTTTTTGAGGCAACAGGATCTTTCCCTTGATTCGAATACTTGGCGTCTTGCTTTTTATCATACGAAATATTTGGCATCTCGGAAATATCCTGATAAGTCAGCTGAGCAATTT